CACTAAAGAATTATAGTGGGTCGGATTGAACTCCAACTTAGCCAGCTGCTCATGCTCTCCCTCGCGGAAGAGGATAAGCGCTGTTAAGGCACGAGGACAATCAAGGGCCTGAAGATACTTCTTGATAGCCAGGGACGTAACATCCCTGTCCACGCGGAAGCTCGTAAGTCCTTTAAGGAACTTTGAGCCATACTTCTTAGAAGACATGGCTTACCTCCAGAGTTAATGGAGCCTAGATACCTGGTATCGCTACCAGATAGCTTCGAACGTCGTCACAGCGCTTTCCAACGGGCACCCAGTTGCATCTGTGGGTGATCCATCGGAGGCGTTGATCGTACGCGCGAAGAGCGAGGCGCAAACGCTGAACAGCGACTGCCGTTCAGCGAGAGTGCTACGCTCGGGCAACATGAACTCCAGGACTGCCGAACAGTCATATGCTTTCGTCGGCGCCGGCTGAATGCCGGTCATCGTCGAGGCACTGGTCTGCTCGAGAGTCGGGAGGACGACCTTCGCCGTTACTTTGTAGATGCGGCTCGCCTTGGAAGGCGGACGCACCGACATCGTAAAGGCGGGGTAACCGATGGCGATTCCGCCACTTCGGTCCACCCAACGCGCGACACCGGGAGAAACAAATCCCTCGGGGTTCAGCGTCTTATCGACACCGACCGTTGCGCTCGACGTCAGTCGAGCAAGCGAATGGTCGATAATCGACGACAGTTTAATGGCGGCTAATGCCGACATAGGTTGAGGACTCCTGAAGAGTAAAAGCCATCGTCCTAGCTACTTAAAGGAAGAAACCAAGAGTGCGATGCCATTCAAAGCGTGAGCGATTCCTCCGGTTGTGTTATCTATACCGGTTTTGAGAGTTGGGGCAGACATCACAGGGAAGTTGGAAATCCGACTTCTCGTGAAATCAACCCGATTCTCAAGATAAGAACCGCTTTCACAGTGAATGACATTTCCTCCGGGCAACCTCTTTCCGTAGCCGACAGCGGAGACCACTGTAGTCTTCTTCATGGTAATTACGTAACCTTCTAGAAAGGATAACCCCTGGCCGTATGAAAACGACTCGAGGTATTTCCCAACCGGAAGGAACCAATCCACGACGAAGCTCAGTGGGAGTAACTCCCATGCTAGGTTCACGGGGTTTGTAAAGCCCGTCTGCTGAAGAAATGCGAGAGTGGGGCTGTCAACCACATACCG